TTCTTCCAAGGTTTTTTTATTTTTGTTTTTTGCTTTTCTATTTTTGTTCAATTCTGCCTGCAGAGCTATCTGCAGTACTTCTTGCACTGTGCTGCCTTCAATTCTAATATCTTTGGGTATGGTTTGCATGCTGCTCATCAGTGCAAGATCGCTGACGGGCACGGCATTAATCTGGTAGAGTGATCCGGCCTGATCAGCAGTAAACTCTATGTCCCCAATTTTGATGGGAAATATTCTTTTTGTAGAGTTTCCCAAAACATCTTTGACTGATTCGGTTCTGTTTTCCAGTGTGTGCCCCACAAATTCAATAATCAAACAGTAAGGAGCTTCCGTATAATTTTTAAAACCTGCCTTGGATCCGGACTGTCTCAATGTATCCACAAACGTGCCCATGCTGTAGGGTTCATAAACATTAAATTGAATTTTGGCCCCATTACTTTGTCCTTTCTCATTTGGTGCGATCATCGATGTGATACTCACATCATTGATGAAATATTCTCGCGCATTACGTGTGTTGGAATTACCACCATTGAAATCCAGATCATACAATGTTTTAAACTTGGAATTTCCAGATCCGCCGCTCCTCAGTATAATTACTTCTGGTGGCTTTTGGCGCAGTCTAGCAGGAAAATTAATCTCTTCCAAAGTGAGACATGCCAAAGTGAAAATACAGTTGAATGAATTGTACTGATGCAAAGGATTCGGCACCTTGTTGGGAAATAGTTCTGCCTCGGCCACAGTGGCCGTGTCTGAAGCAAAAGTGTCTCTTTGACCCAATGCATTGGGATCGCGCGCCACACCATTTCTTTGGGATCCGGATCCTGTGGTTGGTACAACTCTGATGTTGCTAGTCGTGATGGGAGCCATTTTTATATGCCCAAGGCTTGTCGCAGTTTGGGTCCTTGTGGAAGATAAATTTTTACGCCTGCTACCAAATCATACACAGGATCTTTGATCACATCCATGTTTCTTTGTGCAAACACCCACCATAATTTTGTGTTATTGTACAAGTCATATGCTAATAAATCTGGTCTGTGCGTATATTGTGGCTCCACAGTGTACAACACATCATCGGCAGTGGCGGGAATGGGTCTGATGCTGAGCAAATCTAAATATTGATCATTCACTGTTTGTGTGCTAGCAAAGGGACTGGATGATTGATATGTAGCCATTAGATAAATCCTCCTTCACCTTGCACATATTTGCCATTCACAAAATTATTCATGTTAAATTGTGACACAGCAGCTCTGCTGTATTGAGGTTTAACCTGTATAGTGATCAAACTTTGGGAAGGAGCCCAAGCATAATTTTGATAAGTACCATCATCAAAATCTCCTTGTGCTTCCGCAAATAATCCAGTTTGAATGTAATCCACTTCCGCTGACAGATCTATGTTAAAATTGTTTATGATCACAGGGACATTTTTAAACACAAAATCTCCATAACCATTTAGCAGCACCACTGGCGGTGGCGATCCTGCATCAGAACTGCCTTCACCATAACGCATTTTGGTGCAACTTCTCAGATAGTGCACACAGGACACCCAGTATTCTGCCTCCACACCATTCTGCACGTAGAACTCACCGTTGATTTGAATAGTGTCCACCATGCTGTAATTGAACGAACTGAAAGTGTAGTTGGTGTGTGCAGGATTGTTATCAGTGTATTGGGCTGAGTGCGACATGAGTATGCTTGGTGTGTAAGGAAATGTGAATCCTCCAGTTTTCATCACAGGCAGCATCAATCTGCTTTCTTTGAATGTGTTGGGAATGCTCAATTTTACTCTCCAATCTTTTTCTCCTGGCTTGGCTAGCGCTGTGGCTTGTGTCAAAGTTTTGGTGGCTCCTATGCCATCCTTGGGCAGAAATTTACCCCTAATATCACTCATGTTGAATTGGGAGCTGATGATTTTTGCTGCTCCAGCAGCTATTGCTGTTGTGGCCGCAGCACCCAGTGTTTTTTTAATGAAATCTGCCATATGTCAAATTTACCAAGTATTTATTGACAAAATTAACTGGGTAGTTTATACTGAAGGCTAATTACAAATGAATTTAATGAAAAAAATCAACTATCTCAACAACAAAGATCTGTTGGAAGAGATACACAAATCCAAGAACAGCTATTGCAGCTATACCAAAGACGCGCATCATAGATACGATGCTATCGTGGCATCCTTGGAACGCATCAATGTGAGAACCATGGCAGAAGCCAAACGTGCCAGAGCTAAACGATTGGCCCAGGAAGAGTTTGAAAAACGCAAAGCCCTGGATCCCAAGGTTAAACTGTCCGATTGTGAAGTGGACTACAGGAAAATACAGAAACATCAACTGATTTTCAGAGTGATGACCTATGAGCACATACCCAATGAACCAGGCCGCAAGAAGAATCCAAAGAATCCGGCCGACTCCAAGATCAAGGTTAACTTTCCTGCCTTCCAACATTGGAAGTACGACGAAAAAGACAATCTTGTGTGTGTTGGCAAGAGTCACTGGGAAGGGGGCATGCACAACGGCAAGTTCAACAAGGATGGCGGCAAGCCCACCGCCAAGTTGGCCATGATGTGGATGAAGTTGTGCGAGCGTTATGCCACCAGAGGCAACGTGCGGGGATATACCTACAATGACGAAATGCAGGGTCAGGCCATACTGCAACTGACCCAGATTGGCTTGCAGTTTGATGAAAGCAAATCCAACAATCCATTTGCCTACTACACAGCAGCGGTGACCAATTCATTCGTGAGGATAATCAACATCGAAAAAAGAAATCAAAATATCAGAGATGACATATTGGAAATGAATGACATGATGCCCAGCCACACACGTCAGAACGCAGAAGCATATCAAAATGCCGTGGCCAGAGAATTCAAAAAGAAAATCTAACTTGTTGACTTTATTCAATTTTTTGCTTACAATGAAGTCTTGGAAAATTATATTTGATGTTTAAAAAAGCAGCAGTCTTTACTGACATACATTTCGGCTTGAAGAGCAACAGCGTGATCCACAATCAGGACTGCGAGGAATTTGTGGATTGGTTCATAGACCAGGCCAAACAAAACCAATGTGAAACTGGCATATTCTGTGGTGATTGGCATCACAACAGAAATTCTTTGAACTTGATGACCATGGACGTTTCCATCAAATGTTTGGAAAAACTGGGACAAGCATTCGAAAAATTTTATTTCTTTCCTGGCAATCACGACCTCTACTACAAGGACAAGCGAGACATCCACTCAGTGGAGTTTGCGAGATTTATTCCAGGTATCACCGTGATCACTGAGACCACCACCATAGATGACGTGACCCTGGTGCCTTGGTTGGTGGGAGATGAATACAAACATATCAAAAAAATTAAAAGCAGATACATGTTTGGTCATTTTGAATTGCCACACTTCTTAATGAATGCCATGATAGAGATGCCAGACACTGGATTGATTCAATCATCGGACTTTGTGCATCAAGAATATGTGTTCACTGGACATTTTCACAAAAGGCAAACAGCAAAAAATATACATTACATTGGTAACCCCATGCCACACAACTATGCCGATGTGAATGATGATCAGCGTGGCATGATGATCCTGGAACATGGTGGCGCTCCCAGATACTTCAATTGGTGCAATTGTCCCAGATATTTGAAAGTCAATCTTAGCGAGCTATTGAATGATGCCAAAAACATCATCAAATCCAAAATGCATCTGCAGGTCACACTGGACATAGACATCAGTTATGAAGAAGCTAGTTTTATCAAAGAAACTTTTATTAAAGATTACAACTGTAGAGAGATTGTGCTGATACCAGGCAAAAAAGATGATGAATTGACCAGCACGCTAGATATCACACGTTTTGAATCTGTGGATGAGATCGTCAGCAAGGAAATCAATGCCATAGAATCCGACAGTTACAACAAAAACACACTGCTGGAAATTTACAGGGATCTGCAATGATAAAGATCAAAAGTCTAACCGTTAAAAATTTCATGAGTGTGGGCAATCAAACACAGGGTGTGATGCTGGACAAGCAAAGACTCACATTGGTGCTGGGTGAAAACTTGGATCAAGGTGGAGATGATGCCGGCAGCAGAAACGGCACTGGCAAAACCACACTGATCAATGCATTAAGCTATGGTCTGTTTGGAGAAGCGCTCACAAAGATACGCAGAGAAAATTTGGTCAACAAGACCAACAACAAAAACATGCTGGTCACACTGACTTTTGAAAAAGATGGTGTGAAATATCGCATTGAAAGGGGAAGACGCCCAAACACTTTGAGATACTTTATCAATGATAGTGAACAAGAGATCACTGACGAGAGTCAGGGCGACAGCAGAATGACTCAGGCTGCCATCAATCACATGTTAGGATTGTCGCACGCCATGTTCAAACACATATTGGCATTGAACACCTACACAGACCCGTTCTTGAGCATGAGCGCCAATGAACAGAAAGACATCATAGAACAGTTGTTGGGCATCACACTGCTGAGTGAAAAAGCGGAATTGCTCAAAGACAGAATCAGAATTACCAAAGAAGACATGGCTCTGGAAAATGCCCGATTGGAAGGCATAAAGATGAGCAATGAAAAGATCAAAGAAACCATCAATTCACTCAGCAACAAAGAAAAAATTTGGAACACACAAAAGAATTTGGACATAGAGAAACTGACGAAATCCATCACAGAGCTGGAGTCTGTGAATATTGATCAAGAATTGGAAGCACATCAACAGCTGGAAGATTGGCTCAAAATCAATAATGAATTGAAACAGTTGCAAAAGGATCGCAGCAGTTTGGAAATGACGCTGCTGCAGGCAGACAAAACAGTTAATAAAGTAGGCAATGATCTGGACAAACTGCATGACAAGGCCACTTGTTATGCCTGTGGTCAGGAATTGCACGATGATAAATTTTGTGAAATACAACGCAAATTGGAAGAAGAATATGGTGAGGCGGTCAACTACAATCAAAGCATACAGGCCGAAATAGCCATGATAGATGAATCCATCAAACTCATGGGCACACAAAACACACCCCCAGACACATACTATGACAGCATCAAAGAAGCATATGAGCACAGGCAACATCTAGAAACTTATAAATCCACGCTGAAAAACAAAGAAGCAGAACAGAATCCTTATGTGGACCAAATCACTGAACTCAGCACAGAAGCACTGCAGGAATTGGACTGGAGCGAAGTGAACAGTTTGCAAACACTCAAAGATCATCAAGAATTTTTATTAAAACTGCTGACCAACAAAGACAGTTTTATCAGAAAGAAAATCATAGATCAGAATTTGGCTTTCTTAAACAACAGACTCACACATTATCTCTCAGCATTGGGATTGCCGCACACAGTCATATTCAAAAACGATCTGAGTGTGCAAATCACCATGTTGGGCCAAGAACTTGATTTCGACAATCTCAGCAGAGGTGAGCGAAATAGATTGATACTGGGATTGAGCTTCGCATTCAGAGATGTGTGGGAAAGTTTGTATCAAGAGATAAATCTGTTGTTCATAGATGAATTGATTGATTCTGGTTTGGACACAGCGGGAGTGGAATCATCCATAGCCATACTGAAACGCATGAGCAGGGAGCGTGGCAAGAGCATCTATCTGATCAGCCATAGAGATGAACTCATGGGCAGGGTCAACAACACACTCAAAGTGGTCAAAGAAAATGGATTCACTTCCTACAGCAATTCAACTGAATTTCACGAGCTATAGGAGCACACATGGACGACACACATGATTTACTGACCAAGGCCTACATGAACTATTTCAAATACAACGAAAAGTTTGCCAAAAGGCCCAGCCGCCAGAGCAAAATACAGGCTAGAAAATGGTTGAGTGAAATACGCAAATTGGGTCGCACACGCCGAGCAGAGATCGTGCGTGAGTACAATCAGCACAAACAGAAGGTCCGCCAGCAGCAGTAGGCGCGGCGCAGCCGCTGCGGCCCAGACTACAGTTTGTACGGAGTACAAAATTGCGGCACAAAAATTTTCTGGACTTCCACTGCCAAAATATTCCTGTCACTGCCAAAATATCTGCAAGATCCAAGACTCTGTCTCGTGAAATCTCGCTCACGTAAGTAGCTGCATGCCATGGATGTATCAGGGAAATGAGATAGACTCGCTGCCGGAAGGCACGGTGGGATTTGTGTATCTCATCACCAATCGCGCCACAGGACGCAAGTATGTGGGCAAGAAGTTGGCACAGTTCCGCAAATCTCGCCCGCCCCTCAGGGGCCGCACCAATCGCCGACGCAGCGTGGTGGAGAGCGACTGGCGGGACTACTGGGGCAGCAATGATGTGCTGATGCAGGACGTGCAGCGCCTGGGGCGTGATCAATTCACGCGCGAGATACTGTACATGTGCCGCAGCCGCGGCGTGATGGGATATCTGGAGGCCCTGGAGCAGTTCCAGCGCAGGGTGCTGGAGTCCGACGACTACTACAATGGCATCATCAACGTGAGGATAGGCGGCAGCCGTCTGCTGCGAGAGGAAATTCAGAGGCTCAAGGCAAAACCATAGCAACCGTGTTGATCGTGAGATCCAGGAGATGCGCCCGCGAGGGAAAGTGAATCCTGAGTTGCACCGCAGGCAGAACGATGGTGCTCTGTGAAACAGACACAACACCCACACAGGTCAGTGGCTTGAACCGCTGATCCCGTGTCCCGTAGCAATGAAGTCAGCCAT